AGAGATATACGAAGAAAAAAATTAGCGCTAAAAGAGCAAGTTGCCAGCGCTAGAGCCCACTTGGACGGGCAAAAGTCCAAATACTATCAAGATATCAAAGCTGGAAGTAAGCTCACTAATGAGCAACAGAAAGCAATTGATTTCTTTAATAGATATAACAAGGAATCAGAAGCAACTCAAAAAACAGTTAAAAAGAATTCTGATATTTTTACACAAAAAACTAATGAGGTTTTTAACGACAAATTCAAAGGTTTTGAATACAACGTCGGTGATAAAAAATACAGATTTAATGTAAACAATGCTGAAGAGATTAAAAATACTCAGAGCGATATAAACAATTTTACCAAAAAGTTTTTGGATAAAAATTCTACATTATCAGACGCTAAGGGTTATCATAAATCCCTATATACAGCAATGAATGCAGATGCTGTTGCAAAACACTTTTACGAACAAGGAAAAGCCGATGCTATGAAAAATAGTATCGCGAAAGCCAAAAATGTTAATATGGACCCAAGACAAAGTCATGGAAAAATTGAAGCAGGTGGTATAAAAGTAAGAGTGTTAGGCGAAGATGCTAATGATTTTAAGTTTAAAATTAAAAACAAAAAGTAATTAAACAATTTAAAATAAATTAAAAATGGCAATTTCAAGTTATACTCCGACCGGTAAAGATTATACTCAAAAGGTTATCGGTGCGGACAATTATTTAGACCTGCAAACAAGTGGGTGGGCACAGCAACACTTGCCTGACTTAATGGAAAAAGAAGCTGAGGTTTTCGGTAAGAGAACTATTTCAGGTTTTTTATCTCAAGTTAGTGCAGAAGAAGCTATGTCAGCTGATCAAGTTATTTGGTCAGAACAAGGTAGATTACATCTAGCTTATGAAGCAACAATAGTATCAGCTGCGGCTAGTACAATGAAAATAGCTAAAACTATGGACGGTGTTGCACAAACTACAGATCATGGTATTAATATTGGTGACATGGTATTAATCGCGGGTGGTGGCCAAACTATCACAGCGCGTGTTAGCGTTGCTGCTGGTACTGACGATGATATTACTGTTACACCTTACGGTTACGAACACTTATCTGATGCTGGTTTTGTAGATGGTGACGATGCTAACAAAGTATTAGTGTTTGGTTCTGAATGGGGTAAAGGTACTGAAAATAAAGTTCGTTCTAACGAGCCTGTGTTCAACGTATACGACAACAAGCCAGTTATCATAAAAGATATGTATGAAGTATCTGGATCTGATGCTGCTCAAGTTGGTTGGGTTGAAGTTTCTGGTGAAGAAGGACAAAATGGTTACTACTGGTACTTAAAAGCTGCTGGAGATACTAGAGCTAGATTTACTGACTATTTAGAAATGGTATGTATTGAGGCTGAAAAAACTCACGCTAACTCTCTTCTTGACACTGGTGGTGGTGATACTGGTGCTGACTTAGGTGGTACTGAAGGTTTGTTTAAAGCTATTACTTCTAGAGGACACCAATCTTCTGGTATTACTGGTGTTAACGCTGCTACTGATTTAGCTGAGTTTGACGCTATGTTAGCCGCGTTTGACGAAAATGGTGCTATTGAAGAAAATATGTTATTTGTTAATAGAGCAACTGCCCTTGCAATAGATGACATGTTGGCTTCTATGAATTCTTACGGAGCTGGTGGTACTTCTTATGGAGTATTTGACAACTCAGAAGAAATGGCACTTAATTTAGGTTTCTCTGGTTTCAGAAGAGGTTCTTATGACTTCTATAAGTCTGACTGGAAATACTTAAATGACAAACAAACTAGAGGTGGTATTAACGCTGCGGCTACTGGTGGTGAAGCTATCAGAGGTGTTGTTATACCAGCTGGGGTTTCTTCAGTTTATGATCAAACTTTAGGAAAGAATATGAAGCGTCCATTCTTACATGTAAGATATAGAGCTTCTAATTTAGAAAGTAGAAAATTCAAAACTTGGGTTACAGGTTCTGTTGGTGCTACTACTTCTGATTTAGACGCAATGACGATGAACTTCTTATCTGAAAGATGTATGATCACTCAAGGAGCTAACAACTTCTGTCTGTTGAACTAAGACAATTTTTAAAAGACCGGGGCTTCGGCCTCGGCCTTTTATTTTTATTAATTTTATTATATATTATATTATGGAAAACGAAAAAATGGAGATCCAAACTCCAAAAGTAGAGGCAAATTGGGAAATAAAAGATAGGTTTTACTTATTAAAAGGTAATGATAAACCTTTAAGTAAACTAATAAAAGGTTGCGATATATACTATTTCGACGAAGAAAAAGGTTATGAAAGAGAGTTGAAATATTGTTCAAATCAGAGAACTGTTTTTGTTGATGAAATGATGGGGGATCAAAGGTTAGAGCATATTATTTTTAGAAACGGAGTTTTAAATGTTACTAAAAACAAAACTGTTCTTCAAAAATTATTATCATTATACCATCCACAAAGAGATAAGGTTTTTTACGAGCACAAACCTTCTGCTATAGCTGCCAACGAGATAGATACTATAGAGCTAGAAATAGAAGCATTAAACGCTGCTCAAAGCATGGATATAGACATGGCGGAAGCAGTTATGCGTGTTGAAATGGGATCTAAAGTATCTAAGATGAGTTCTAAAGAGCTAAAAAGAGATTTACTTGTTTACGCCAAGAGAAACCCTGGTTTATTCTTAGAATTAGTAAATGATGAAAATGTAATTCTTAGAAACTTTGGTATTAGAGCAACTGAACTTGGTATTATTAAGTTATCTTCTGATCAAAGAACTTTTTCATGGGGTTCTAATGATAGAAAGTTAATGAATGTTCCTTTCGATGAACATCCGTATTCAGCTTTAGCCGCTTGGTTTAAAACTGATGAAGGAATGGAGATTTACTCCAATATTGAAAAAAGATTAAACAATTAATCAAACTGTAGATGCAGTCGCTCTACGGGGCGATTGCAAACTACAAAATTAAAAAGAAATTATGGCAATAGGTATAAATAACGTGTATCAAAAAGTTTTAGCTTTAGCTAACAAGGAACAGAGAGGCTACATAACTCCTCAAGAGTTTAACTTATTTGCTGACCAAGCTCAAATGGAAATTTTTGAGCAATATTTTTACGACTTAGAACAAAGACAAAGAGCTGTTGGAAATGAGTTTGATTATGCTGATATGGTAAACAGTATAGAGGAAAAAATTAGTGTATTTGAAAAAGTAAATCAAACTATAGGATTTATAGATAACGAAGGTAATATAGATGTTAGCTCTAGTGTTATGGATAGTGATGGTAATACAAATTTATATAAACTAGGAGATGTAAAAATTAACTATCCTATTAGCCCCGGTGTATACGAAGACTTTTACTACCCAGTAGAGCAAATACAATTAAAAGAATTAAATTTACATAGCATATCTTCTTTAAAAACTTTTTCTAAAAAAAGACCAGTATACACTAAGCATTCTGAA